CATTTTATGTAGGCTATCCAGTAATTAATGGAGACTTGACAGACCTTAGGTATTTTGACCCTATTAATGTAGTGGTAGGCCTTAAGGCAAAAGGAGACGCAAAAAAAGACAAAAGCGGTTTTGTAGTATAGTTTTAATAGACCAGGGGCCTAATTAATTTTAGGTCCCTTTTTCCTTTGTTAGTTGACTAATTAACCTGGAGCAATGCCAGGCAAAGGAGCACACCAAAACAAAATAAGATGAACATTTACGGACTTAAGGGACTTATTAAGGCCCTGGAGAAAGAAAATAAGCCTAGCAATAAGTACTTAATTGAATTTTACAATAGTTTATACCAGGAGCAGCTGCAGCAAATAGCTGACAAAGTACAGAAACAATTGGACCAGGAATTAAACCAGGAGCAAAAAAATGAACTTTACTTTAAGTCTCAAGCCTGGAACGATTATTTAGCAAAATAAAAAAACATGATTAAGACTACAAAAAAAGACCTGGACCAGGTTATTAAGCTAATTAACAAAATTATCCAGGACCTGGAGAAACAAAACAAGCAAAATAAAGCTATTTAAGGACCTCAAAATATAAAACCATGTAAGTACCTTATAAATATATTAAACCGTCTAAAATAGGCTAAAAATAGCCTACAAATTGATTTTAGTATCTGTATTGCTATTGCATTGCATGAATTAAGATATCAATGTTTAAACTTCAATGTTTGACCATTGGTTGATTATGCAACTAATTGCCATTACCAGGTGCCAAAAATCTGCCAAAAACCCCATGCAAAAACCTGCTAAAAATCCCACAAAAACTCCCAAAAAACCCACAAAAATCTTTTATGGAACCGATAAAAATCTTTGATAGAAAATTATTTTTTGATTTTATGCATCAAGCATTGACACAAAATAAAGATATAAAGTACGCAATGATTAACATAGTTACATTTTCTGTAATGTTTCCAGAAATGAAGAAACTTATAACAAGTGCAGAAGATGAAATTTTAATTAATGGCATAAAAATCCAGCTATCTAAACTTTGCCCTCAAGAGAATGTTTACTTTGCTGAAGAAAAATTCACAACCATTTAACAAAAAATTAACTAAAATAAATGAAATTATAACAAAAAACCTTTAATTTTACCAAACCAAAACAAAAACAAATGCACCAATTAATTACCTTAACCCATCCAATGAAGTGTGCCATAACTGGCATACACATTGACAAAGGCGAACAAGCCTACTACAATCACGAGACAAAAAACTGCATACACCCATTGGAGTATGAAAGTAACATGAGCAAAGCTAAAATAGGAGACCCAAAAACTTATTTTAGTAGATTATCTAAACTAAACACCAAAAAACCTTAGATATGCCATTTTCTACTTGCTGTGGAGCTCATACCAACTACCCAGAAATTAACCTATGTCCAGAATGCTTAGAGTACTGCGACTGGGAAGATGAAGAAGAAACTAACGAAGAAACAACAACAACACCAAAAAACCCATAACATGAAAAACCTACAATTTATCGAAGAACTCGACTTTTTACTTAACGAAACTTTTTATTTTACCAGACTAGACGGAATGATTGTCTCTGGGTCAATGTCCAAAGATTATGATAAGGCGTATTTAATATATACCAATATCTTAAAAGGACAACCTAAGAGCCAAGAAAAAGTCTTGTTCGAGGTACTAATCCCATCAAACTAAACAAATGAATCAAAAACTATCCCTTGAACAAAAGAAGAAAGGCATCAAAGAAGAGTTTACTTATGTAAACAGCAACGGCAGAATCTCAAAACAATACACCTACAAAGGCATGATTATCAAATGGGATAACATGATACTAAATGGTAAATGGTTTTACTGGAGACATAGCTATTACGCCTCACTTGATGCAGCAGTACAAGGAATAGACAGACACTTAAAAATTTATAACAAAAACAAATAAACATGGACAACCAAGAAGTAGAATTAGTAGAAAAAGAATTAACACCTATTTTCCCTTGTGAGTGGTGCTTTAAGTTTGGCGATAAAGAGCCACAAGTATTCGCAGCAACTAACGAAAAGATAGATGGCCAGGAACCAGCTATTAGATTAGTACTTGCTAATACAGAAGAAACAACTGTAACATTCCAAGACGGAGATAAGGCGTTCACATTATTCTGCAGACCATTAACAGAAGCAGGTCAAGTATTAATTAACCAAAACAACCAATTACAAGATGATTCAAGTAACGGATTATAGAGCAATGCTTAGACATGGAGATATGAAAAAAATCTGTGCTATCACTGGACTTTCACCATACCTATTAAAAACAAGATTAGAGAAGCACGATTACGAGACAGTTGAGATAGTAAAAACTTACTATGCAAACAAGTTAAAAGCACTTAAAAACCAAATCAATGACTACAGCGAAATTTAGAATGACACGCAAGTCTTTACTAAAACCAAAAAACTATGAGGTAGATAAGGCAATAGTAGACAATATAATTAATCATGCGGCTAATGTTTTTAAGATAAGGCCTATTATGATTACAAATAAAGGCAGATATAGAGAGAATGTACTTGCACGAAATATGTGCTTTTATATCCTTCATGTTCACTATAAACAAAAATCTGCACAAATAGCTCCTTACTTTAAAAGAGATAGGACTACAGTTTTACATGGCATAAACACTTTTGCAAATGATGTTGAAGTAGTGCCATATTACATGGAGAAATATCAAGAAGTAAGAAAGAAGATTAAGGTACCTAAATTATATTCAGATAAATAAAATCAACACTATGAATTATTTAAAAGTAGAAGCAATTATAGAAATAGATGAAAATATGTTTCCATTGGAAGATAAAGATGATATAAAATGGTTTTTAGAGATGATGAATGACACTGAAAATACATCTCTGCAAGTATGGAGTAATGATATTGGAGATGAAGTCTGTAAAACCAACTCTTTTAAATGGAAAATATTAACTGAACTTAAATAAAACAAACACTATGTATTCTACATTTCACAAACTATCAGAACAAGACAAAAAACTATTTGTAGCTAAGATTCTACATGAGATTAACTACAGCCAAGAGTCTTACAACCTAATCAGTAGATTAGTAAACTATTGGGAACACAATCCAATAGTAGAAGCATCCTATTTTAACCAATCAATTAACACAACCAAAAAACTAAATTATGAGCACAGAACTAACTAAACCAGTATACGACATAGTAAATAAAGATTCTATGTTATCACTTAGCAATGAACTTGCTAAACTTATTAAAGAGAGAGGATTAACAACTAATATTAAGGGTAAGCAATATGTTAATGTTGAAGGATGGCAGTTTTCTGGGTCAGCATTAGGCCTTATGCCTATAATAACAGAAGTTACTGATTTAACTCGTAGAGGAGAGCAACCTGGTCAAGTAGAATTTAAATATTTAGCTAAATGTGAGGTGAGAAAGATTACTACTGGTGAAGTTGTTTCAACTGGTATAGCTATATGCAGTTCGTTTGAAAAGACTAAATCAGCATTCGATGAGTATGCAATCTTATCAATGGCACAGACAAGAGCAATTGGTAAAGCGTATCGTAATTTACTTGCATGGTTGATGAAAGCTGCAGGATTCGAAGCTACACCAGCAGAAGAGATGGACTTTGCAGTAGAGACTCCTAAAAAACCTACTCAAACAGTAGAAGAAGTTGTAGCAGAGATTGTAGAAGAAGGAGATGATTTAGATAAAATAAAGATGGAAATAGCTGGAGCAACTAAAGTAAAACAACTAACTGATTTGTACTTTGGATATAAGCAATTATTCGATAGCGACCCATTAATGATGAAACTATTGTCAATGAAAAAAGAAAACCTAACCAAAAAATAAAATATGCCAACATATATACCACCACCAGTTATCTATTCATCAAATCATCATCATCACGCTAACGAAGGGAAAGAGATACTTGCTTTTTTTGCTTCAATTCACATAATTTGTATAGCTTGGATAATTATATCGATACTAATTGCAAAAATTAGAAAAGATGAATATCATGACATTTTTGAAGATAATATGTTAGCTTGGATTACTTTAGGAGTTATGTTTTTATTTGATTTAATATTTTTAGTATCATCATTTATTTATTCATTACTATAAACCAACATTATGAGTTTAGAATTATTACCAAAAGTAGAACTTAGTTCTATCGAGCCATCAAAGTTTAGCATTGAGTTGCTAAAACAAACTATCGTACAGCATTTTAGAGAGACTGGAGACAATCCACTTGAGATGCTTGTTAAAGCAGAGGCTATCATTCAGCTTTTAGATGGCATTAGAGCCGATTTAAAGGAAGATGTGGTAGATATACTTACAACGCATCCACAAGGCAAAGCAGAGGTCTTAGGTGCAGAAGTTAGTAAGTTTGAATCTGGAGTAAAGTATGCTTATGATGGCGACTATACTTGGCTTAAAATGAACCAAGAATTAGAAGCTATTAAGTTTAAGCAGAAAGAAAGAGAATCTTTGCTAAAGACAATTAAAGAACCATTGGTTGACCCAGAGACTGGAGAAATGATTTACCCAGCTCCTAAGTATAGCACAACCACATTTAAAATCTCATTAAAGAAATAAAATGGCAAATACACTATTAGAAAGATTGCAAGATAAATATGGCGAACAATATGATATTAAAGAAGTAGAAAAATTCTATGAATATAATATCACAATGATACCAGCAGAAGATGATAACCATATTTATAAATTAAGAATGAAATCTAAGGATAATTCTTTTATTTACACTACATGGCATAGAACTGAAGACACATTATTAAATCACTTATTAAGATATACTTATGAACCAACCAACAATGAATAACGAGCAGTTTGCTCTATGGGTAGCTTTAAGTCAAGGTATGGACAATAAGCTGTTTGAAAGAGCAGATGAAATACTAAAGTGGCTTGATAAGAGCACAAAAAAACCTACAACACCTATTACGCCTAAAGGCAAATAGTAAACTTATACCACCTCAAGAAATTAAATATTTTTAACCAGATAGTAATTACGGGAACTTGGGGTGGTTATTTAAACTTTATTTATGAAAACATTTGCTTTTATAACATCAATAACTTGTGCTACTGTTTCTCTTTATTTCGTTATTAAAGGCGAAACTTTAGAAGCAATATTATTTATGACATACGCCATTTATAACAAATTAGACACAAAAGATTAATTATGTATAAAACACTAATTTTTATCTATGAATTAGTAAAGTTTATGTTAATTTCATTGCCCTTAGCATTTACAATACTATTTACAGCAAACCTTATTTACGAACTAAAACGCATCATCAATGGGATTAGATTTGGAGCCAAGAGGATTCGAGAACTCAATTAAGATAAGAATGATTTACCTTGATAACAAAGAAGAAGAGCAGTTTATATCAATAGCAGCAGCTAACAGAAAGACCAACATTAACGCACAAGCAATACGAGAATCACTTAACCCACTACAAAAGAAAAGATTTACCTATCAAAATCGATTAGTAGTATTTCGTATTAAAAAATAACCTTATGTCACAATTTTACACAACAATAATTCATCCAGTACGGAAGGATTTTAAGCTATCATGTAATGAATACTGCGTATTAGATACGATTATGCGTATGCAGAACAATGATACCTTATGGTGCTATATGAGCAAAGAAACCATGGGTAAGGATTTAGATTTATCTAAACAATCTGTAATTAACATTATAAACTCATTAATAGAAAAAGAGTTGGTTTATAAAAATCCTACCACAAAACACTTACGAGTAACGTCAGTATTTATGAGTTATATAAACGATTACAAAAAGTTTACCGATGGTAAAGAAACTTTACTTGAACGGTCAAAAAACTTTACCGAAACTGGTAAAAAAACTTTACCTAACAATAATACTAACAATAAGAATACATTTATAAGGCCTACGGCTGAACAAATAAATGAATATTCTAAGGAAATTGGATTTACTTTAGATGGCTCACAATTTATAGACCATTACGAAGCAAGAGGATGGTTAATAGGTAAAAATCCTATGAAGGATTGGAAAGCAGCAGTAAGAACATGGAAGAGAAATAGCAATCAGTTTACACAACAACAAACACAAACCACTAAAATTAGTTTAAAATGACACCAAAAGAAAAAGCACAAGAATTAGTAAATAGAATGACAAGACCTACACCTAAAAATGAAGATTTTAATTTATATGACGATTATTACAATGATTTTAATAATTATGGTAAACAATGTGCATTTATAGCAGTAGATGAAATATTAAAAATTGAATGGGATGAGTTTGAAATGTCTGGTGACGAAGTTATGTATTGGAAACAAGTTAAACAAGAAATAGAAAAATTATAATGGAATTAGTAACACTACCACAAAGCAGAGAGTTAGAAAAAAGCATACTTGGAGCAATATTGATGGATAAAAGAACATTGCCATTAGTTGTTGGACACTTAAAAACAGAAGTATTCTACGATTTAGGCCACCAAAAAATCTTTGACGTAGTAAAAAAGATGTATGATGATGGCGTTTATGTAGACATAACCACCCTAAACCAAAAACTTAAAGATGATGAGGCCTATAAAGAATTAGGAGGTGCATTTTACCTATCAAAGTTAACTGATAATGTAACTGGAGCACACAATGTAAACAGCCATATTGAGATGCTTATTGAAGTATATAAGAAACGAGAAGCATTTATGCTGTTTAAACAAAGCGAATATGAATGTTTAGACAACGATAGTCAAGCTATAGATTTACTTTCTGCAGTCAATAGTAAACTTATAGCTTTACAAGAGTATGGTAATATCCATGAAAAGACAATAACTGATGTCATTTTATCGTTAAACTACTCAAGAGACAAGGCACAAAGCGGAGAATTATTAGGTTATGATACTGGATTTAATGAGCTTAATAACACTTTAGCTGGATGGTGCAGACCAGACTTTGTAGTCATAGCTGCAAGACCAGGTATGGGTAAGACAGCTTTCATGCTTTCAAGTATTTACCACCTATGTATCTTAAATAAGATTCCTACGGCCATTTTTAGCCTCGAAATGAGCTCCGAGCAGTTAGTTGAAAGGTTAGAGTCAATAACGAGTGAGATACCGTTAAAACGCCTTAGAATGAATAATTTGAATGATGCAGAAAGAAAGATACTACTAAAAACTGATGATAAGATATTACTTTCCCCTCTACATATTGAAGATATGGGCGGTATAAGTATTTCGCAACTTAGAGCAAAGGCAACCATTATGAAGCAGAAGTATGGCATTAAAGTAATCTTTATCGACTACCTACAGCTTATGAGTGGACAAGGCAAAAACAACCAAAACCGAGAGCAGGAGGTGAGTTTAATAAGCAGAAGCCTTAAATCCTTAGCAAAAGAGTTACAAGTACCGATTATCGCCCTATCTCAATTATCTCGTAGAGTAGAGGAACGAGGAGATAAGATGCCACAGCTATCAGACCTTAGAGAATCTGGTTCTATTGAGCAAGATGCTGATGCAGTTATTATGCTGATGAGGCCTAATTACTATGAGATGACTAACCCAATAGAGATTGGTGGAACAGAATATGCTACCAATGATTTAGTTATCTGTAAGGTTGAGAAGAACAGACATGGCACAACAAAAAACTTGCCACTTAGATTTTTACCAGAAACAATGACATTTATTGATTATACAAATTAAACTATGACACCAAAAGAAAAAGCAAACGAGTTATTTGGAAAATTTGCAATGTATTTAAGAGCAAATTTAATGTATGATGAAGAGGCAAATGAAGATGCTAAGCAATGTGCATTAATAGCAGTAGATGAGATATTAGGCGATATTGATGATTCAATATTACACCCTCAAAATAAAGAAGCCATTAATTATTGGCAAGAAGTTAAAAAAGAAATAGAAGCATTATAGATGGGTAAGCATAATGGCTATAGGAACAGACGTAAGTTCGAGATAGAAGAGGCTCGTAATGCTGATGGTACCTATCAAGCTATTAAGTTGTTTGCTAAGAACACTAAGATTTTAGTAATACAGATGCCTACAGCATTAATAGATGGCTTTATGTGGTTAGAATACGAGAGAGACAACCAACCTTCTGGTATAGCTGATAAGAATGTTGAGTTCTTTGCAATTAACTTTGATTTGAGAGATAGGATATACTTTATAAGGTCAGAAATGCTTAGAAAAAAGGCTCGTAGATACTTTAGAGTAAATAATACTAAGGTAGAAGGGAACGTCAAATATGTGCAAGTTCCAATAGATGAGATGATTCGTTATGTATAATATATATAAATATATTGTAACTTTGGTTTATGGCAACATACAAAACAGCTTCCGAGCTGACCAAAATGATGATTGACTATTTAGGACAAAGAGGGATGGAAGTATGGAGAAATAATAACCTTGCTGTAAAAGGTAGGGCGTTTATTGGGAGGAAAGGAGTTCCAGATATTATTGGTTATGATAAGAAACATGGTCAGTTTGTAGCTTGTGAGATTAAGAAGTTAGGCGATAGGATTAGTCCAGAGCAGTTTACTTTTTTAACTCAGTTAGGATTAGCAGGAGGTTCAAGTATGTTATGTAGCCAGACATCAGATGAAACAATAAAATTAGAAATATTTAAAGATGGCGAAACTAAAATCTTCAGCTGGAGGGAATCAGAAAAAGAATTTCGGGAAGCGAAAAATGGGTAGGGCTAAAAAATCTTACAATAAACACAGTCCGAAGCCTAAACAATACAGAGGCCAAGGCAGATAAAAATTAAATTATGGAAAACTTAGAATTAGAAAACAAAGAAGAAAAAGTAGTAAAAGCTACTAAGAAAGCTAAAGAGTTTGTATCTAACGAGACAATACAGCTTATTCAAGACATCTTGGATGATGGTACTGTAGACTTAAAGTGGAGAGAAGCCTTAAAAGCACAAGTAAAAAAATATAAAAAAGATGCAGAATAACTACGAGTACGATTCAGTCGTTGAGAATGTTATTAATCGTTTAAAAGACAGAGCAAGGATTGGCTTTGAGAAATACGGAACCGACCTTGACAGAAACGACCTAATAACAGAACAATGGATTGAACACGCTATAGAGGAGGCATTAGACTTTAGTCTTTACCTCACTAAGTTAAAAGAGCAATTAAAGAAAAGTTTATAACAATAAAAACCAAACAAAATGTCTAAATCAAAAGAACTCTACCTTGGGAGATGCTTTACACTAACAACAGCATTCGGTAGTTTAAGAAAAATCTCTTTAGGGCCAGATGACTTACAAAAGTTAAATGACTTTGCTAAAGATAACAAAGGATGGGCTAACATCTTAGTAAAGATGAAGAAGTCTCACAATCCTGGTGAATCAGATTTCTATGTAGAAATTGACCCATGGAAGCCAGATGGCGAAGTAAGAGAAAAACTACCTTTCTAAATTAACTATTATGAAAAATATACTTGAAGCAATGGTTGGACTGATAGCATTAATGGTAATGGTTTATGTACCATTTGCTTTCCTTATTGCAGAATGGAATCCTATATTTTGGCATTTAACCTTTAGAGGTTTATATGTACTTTCTATTGTTGGATTAGTTACATTTGCAGTGAAAGAGTACCAAAAAAAGTAAAGTGTTGTGTTTTGTAGATAAATAGGTGGCCCTCCATATTCTTATGGGGGGTTCTTTATTATAAAAAAAGCCCCAGATTTTACCTGGAGCCTTCACCAAAACCAACCAAACACCTATGAGAGAGCATCTTAATTCTGTTTATTAGAACTATCATAAAATTTAGTTAAAACTGAGCCATAAAGCATTGCTTGATACCTCATTATAAAACTATTGATAGATTCATTCACATAGAAGTAGTCCTCGTTTGTCATATACACAAAGCACCTTTCATCATTCTCCTCATCAGCAGTAACGCTAACTACTTGATAAATGTTGATATAAGCATCTGATTCCTCGGAGTTATCTTGGAACTCATAGCTTTCATCTTCATCTTCTGTCAGTTGTATGATGTGCATTAACATTTGTGATACTATTTTTAAGAACAGTTAATCGCAATTCTCTAACAATCAATTCAAGCCTTGCTTCCAAATTGCTTTTTTCCTTCATTAATTGGTCAATCTTTACGTCTACTTCTCTGCTCATACAAATTTACGATTTAAATAATACTGAAATAAAAAGTGCATACTGCATTGATAATCAATGTAATACACACTTTAAAATATTTACTAAGCTATTGTTACTTCTTAGGTAACCTAATAATCTTACTGCCTAATGGCATCGGTACAAATATAGCAACTCTTCCGCCATCTAACACCACTCCGCAGCCTAATGTTGGTCTTTTGGGGAAAGGTCGTGAATATTCCATAGCATAGGCATCAATATCTATACCACAGCCTACGTTCATGCCGAATATCATGTCCTTATCTGATGATGAGTATAAAACACCACCAAAACTATGGATATGACCTATGACAGTTGATTGCCTGGCATCCCTTGCTCTATTGATTGCACCAGCTTGTCCAGAACTTCCAGTGCCATGAGTATATAGAACACCGTCTATTTCCCATTCTAAGGCCCATTTCCAGCCTTTAGGAGCATCCCATGCTTGTTCGTATGATTTGATAAATCGTTCTGGTAAACCGCTTGTTTGAGCCTTTCTTTTATGTAGGGCTGAGTGGTTACCGATACAGACTTTAACATTAGGGAAAGCCTTGTACCATTTATACATAGCTGCTTGGGCTAAATCAGCCTCATATCCAGCTCCATGACCGTCTGGTTTTGATTCGTGATAACTAATTGCGTGATTGTCTACTTCATCTCCGATATGTACTACTTCGGAGCATTGAAACTTGTTAGCCACTTCAAGGCAAAAGTTCCTATAAAGTGGGTGACAGAATGGTTCGTGAGTATCGCCTATGACTAAGACGTTTTTCTTGCTCATATTGGTTGGTTTGGTTAGTCTCTATGGTTGGCATAAACAGTTTTATTATTTACTTTTAAGGCATCTAAAACTTGATTTCTGTTCTTACCTAAGTTGTAGCTTACATGAACCCATGAGTAATTAAACTCATTTATTAGCTGGTCAAATTCAAGGTTATTTTTGATATACTCAAATATCTCTTTATTGGTAACAGAACCCATACCATCCATATCAATATCTGCTGCTTTTCCCTCGCAGTGCTGTGACTTTAAGCTACCGCTAATGTAATGATTGAGAACTTTGCTTCTATATCCAGATGATAAGTTAATAGGGCCGAACTTCATTCTAATAGGCTCTAATACTCTTTCGCAAAGTATTTTGATATTTTCTAAGTGTTCTGGGCTTGGTTCATTAGAGACACCATGTCTTTTAGCTGATTCGCTACGAGTAAATTCCGCTAAAGTAAAGTGTGCTGTTAGTCTCATAGAGCACTAAATTAGGATTTTTTATTAAACTGCTTTTTTAAGAAGCCGTACATCTGCATACCTAACCAGCAAATAGTCATTAAATAAACTATAGACTGTAGCAAAGGATTGATTTGCACAATCCCAAAAATATTAAGCCATGATACGGCTGTAAATGTGATTCCTACTGGAGTTAAATCTGAGTTCAAATCGTTAAAGTTTGACATTGTTACTTTTTGTTAAAAATTGATGTTACAACACTTGCTGACAATAAAGTAGCAGAATACATAAGCAATGAATCAAAAGCAGTTTGAGACAATAACGCTGTAAATATCCCAGTTATTGCACATAACAAAGAAAGCATACCAGCTACCCTTTTTGAACTAACTTCTGAACCTCCAGAAAACATATCCTTTATAAACTTTATCACTTCTTTCCTATTTTAAAATACAAGCTACCAGAGTAACTTATATTATTATTTTTATTAATATTAAGATTAAGACCTATTAGAGCCTTATTTTTGGCACTTAGCATCAAACCAGGACTTAGTACTTCTAAGCCATTAGATGGGCTAAAATCGCCTCTTATGCCGTAAAAAAGCCTATACTTAGCTTTCTCTGCATAAAACTCCTTAACATAGATGGTTTTTTCGGTAATCTTGGACTCAAAAGACCTCGATTTGATACTATTTTGGCTGATGGTATCATTAATCACAAAGATATTAGAATCTTGTTTAATAGTGTCAGAATAAGCCCTGCTTAGATTGTAATCGTACATGATAAAAGCTGTGTCATGAATAGTGGTCGTATCAACATCTATAATGACAAAAGGAATCGAATCTCCCTTTATGTACGTTTTTCTGTACGTTTTTATGTACAAAGTATCATGAACCTCCTTAATCTTATTGTAGTTACTCATATCGGTAAAGTCAGCCTTTTTATCGGTCTTATGACATGATTCATAGGCAAATACGCCTAAGAAAAAGAATCCAATGATAAGTATATAGTCTCTAAGATGTTGCATAGTTTATTGATTTGCACATAATCCAGTTGGAGTTATTGTACCAGTTCCACTTGTTATTGATATTTGAGGTAATCCTCCACTTATTTGAGCACATTGATAGAATGAACCAGGCCCACTTAATCCTATTGCATAAGTTTGTCCAGTATCACAATCATTATATTCTACTACTCCACCTCCAGGACTTGTAATAGTAACATAGTATCTACCACAATTACTTGGATTGCTAAAACTATAAGGCCCTATGCCTTGAATTGACACAGAATATGTTGCAACTCCTTCTACTGGGCCATTAAGAGTCAAAGAAGTAATATAGCCAAAACCATACACTTGATTTACAGATGTAGTGCCTATATAAAATCTAACAGTTATTTTAGTTCTATTAAGATGTGCGTCTAACATATCCTTATAATCATAATTGCCGATAGAAATTAAACCATCACAAGTAAGATTCCATTCAGATATATCATTCTTAAACTGTCTAAACCAATCTGAAGTATAAGATGTTACATCTATTTGACTTACGCTAACATCAAAAGCACAGTTTGTAGAAGCAGCAAAAGGAGAATAAGAACCTCCTGCTTCACGATATGATAATATTAAATTTGTTCCTAAGATTGCCATGGTATAATTTTTAAGATATTGTATATCTACCGCTTCCTTGTAGCGTTATTCTATAAGTTGCTGCATTTTCCATAGGCCCAGTTGTATTAATAGACTGTATATTAGCTGTTCCGCTAATTATATAAGTAGGAGATGTTCCAATACTAAACTTAATTGTAATTGGAGTCCTCGCTAATTGAGCATCTAACATTAACTTTAACTCGTAATCACCATTTGCTACAAATCCATCACAATTAACTGTCCATGTTGATAGATTAGGTAAAGAGTCGGTAAACCATGCTGAATATGATGATGCAAAAGGAGTTAAATCGGTAGAAGCATCAAAAGAGCAGTTTGTGGCTGCTCCAAATGGTATATTAGTTGAACCATTAAAATAATATAGAATAACATTAGTACCTAAAATAGCCATAGTTTATTTTTTATTCATACTTAATACTTTCAAAAGAAGCATTATCTGTATTACTGATTTCTAATAATTGTACACTTGTAACTTGATTTATAGATGGTATAACAGTTAATCTATTAGCCATAAATATTTTATCACTATAAGATAGGTTACCAGGACTGCTATCGCTTATAGCATATTTAGCTTGTAAATAAGCACCAACACCATCTGGACTTTTTAATTCACCAAAATCACCTTCTAATGTAGCCATATTCTTATTAAAGATATTAGAATATACTCTACATATTAATCTATTTAAACTGCTAAATACACCAGCCTTACCATATCTATACCATTCAGTTAATTTAACCTCACTACTATTATATAAAGTTCCTACAATATTTGGCTTAGTTGTTTCTGGATAAATAGAACCATAAGGTACATCTATTACCTTTTCTAAAGCTAAATTAGAACCTAATGTTCTTTTAATTTTAACTGATGAATAAATATCAGAATTTTGTCTTAATCTAAAGTTCCTAAATTTAAAGTAACTATAATTTAAGTCTAATAAGAACCCAACCTTTACATGACCAAACATATAAGTTCCAGTTCCAGCAGCAGTAATACCCAAAGGAATGGTTAAGCTATATGGATTTCTTGGACTTGCAAATCTTCCTTCTGTATTATATTCTGGAAGTTCTATATAAGATGTTGCTGTAGTCCATGTATTATCACTTTTTAAATAATAAGCAGTTCCAGAAACATAAACAATTACATACATTTTACATCTTGCAGGGTTTCCGTAACCAGGAAAAGGCCCAACATAATATAGGTCATAATCAAATGATAAAGTTGCCGCTTGGTTAATCATATATGGCAAAAATGCAGTACTACCAGCACTGCCATTCATTTCGAATTGTACAGTACCACCACCTGCAGCACTTGTACCAGCTTGTAGTCTTATATCATTATAAACGTCATCATCTAAGTTAATAATTTGCAAAAAACCAGCACCAGTTGTTGTCAATGTAAATCCAGTAGGAGCTGTTGATGTAGTTGTATATTGTTTAAAATCTCCATTGTTTATATAGTTATCAACAAACTTAAAATCGGTATTAACCGTTAATCTTGAATAACCCTTTCTTATAATTTTGGTTTGTGAGTTATTTATAAAGTGAACTTGGCCTGGTGCATAAGGATAAATCACAATAGGAGTAAATAAAGAAACATATCCTATTAATGTTGGAGTTGAACCAACTTGATATTTAGTACAATAAAGATTAGTTCCAGCTAATTCACTTATTGGCAATATATACCAAATGCCTTCATATTGAAATAGTCTTGAGCCAAATGATTTAACAATATTATCTAAAATAGTATAGTAATCTAAACCTACAAAGTCTCTTCTATATTGATAAGTTTGAGTTAATGGTTCATTTGTATTTGCTACACCTCTATCTGACATACCATTAGCAAAGTAAGATATACAAGAGTAAAAATAAGTTGTAGTTGGGAAAGCAATATTATTTAAACAGATATTTACTACGTCTAATAATGATGTTAACTGATTTGTATTACCATTTAACGAAGTATAATTAGTATATTTTAAATATGATAAAGCATCCACACAAACAAATCTTGCTTCTAAGTTGCCAGTAGAAAATGGTATTTCAATATAGTCATTAAAAATAAACCCTCTCCATTTAAGCAGTTCTCCACCTATTCCAGCAGTATATACTAATTCAACATAATATTTTCTATCATTTGAATTTATTAAGTCTGGAAAATTATTTAAGTCATCTGTATTAGATATTAAAAAAGAAACATCTAATTGAGATGAAATAATACCACCTAAAGGCTCTTCTTCATTTGAGTTTGGACTAATCTCTATGTTTGTTAGTCTATAAGTAGTAAAACTACCAGTAAAGGAATCTTCGTATATTTTAACAATAGCCGAGTTCCCATCTCTCATTTTTTCAGTCAAAGTGTACCTTAATCCGTATGCCATTATGCTAAGTTGATGTTTTGTCCTTTAAGATTTGATGCCTTTTGTGCTCTATTTACTGACAAAAGTAAGTCTTGTCCTCTTAATACAAAAGTTCCTCCTCCTCCACCACCAATCATATCTTTTAGTTTATCTAATGGAGCAACAACTTCTGGGTTTGCACTTGCACCAGGATATTCACCCATAAGGCCCATGGTTGGCCCAGAAACAATACCTCCGTTTGCAAACTTTTTAGTACCACCCATTTTTTTAGATGTGTCAGAAAGTTTAGCTTTTACTGCAGTTCCCAAAGCAACTAATGCAATACCAGCAGCAATAGCTGCATAAGGATTCATTGATTCTAAGGCAGCCTTAATACCAAGCATTGCAATACCAGTTGCAATCGCTAATTTACCAACACTTATCAAACCTTCAGTTAAAACACTTAAAAATGAATTTAAAACACTTTTTAAATCTCCTCCTGCTAATAGTTGACCTAATCCTTCTCCAAGAGCAATAGCCAAATCTTCTAATGTCTTATTAATAATATTTGTTAAGCTATTATTAAAGTTCTCTAATGGGTCTACTAAACCTTCTAATTGTGCTTTTAGATTAGATATTGATTTATCAAATACTTCTGTACCATATCCTGCATCTATAGCAGATTGTTTATATTTTTCATTATCCGCTATCGCTTGTTCAATAGCAGCTTTTTGAGCTTGATAATTACCTCTTGTTGCTCTTAGTGTAGCTTTTAACTTATCATTAGCATTCTTAACATCATCTTTCGCAAACTGCTCATTAATATTAGCAAGTGCAGATTCCATCTTAAATCTCATGTCAAGTTGAATACTTGCTACCTTATCTGCTATTTTTTGTGCTTCTTCTAATTCTTTATCACTATATTT